AACACTTGCGTATTCTGTAACATCTGGTGCATTACCAACTGGTGTATCAATGAGTTCTTCTGGTGCAATTACTGGAACACCTAATGTAAATGTGACCTCAAACACAACCTATAACTTTACTGTTACTGCAACTGATGATGAGAACCAAACAAACTCTCGTGCGTTTAATCTTATTGTTGTTCGTCCTGTTTATGCAACACCGATTTCACAATCTTTGAGATTTGATGGAACAAGTTCTTACTTAATAAGAACTGAAAATACTGCCCCAACATCGACAACACAAACTACATTTTCTAGTTGGATAAAGCGTTCAGAATTAGGCCAAGAACATATTTGGACTTCCTATAACTCTAATGTTGCTGGTTATATTTACTTTGATACTAATGATAAAATTGTTGTATACTTGGATAAGTCCTCTGGTGGTTCAGATGAATTGAATGTAACAACAGACGCTAGATTTAGAGATCTGGCTGCATGGTATCATGTAGTAGTAAAATACGATGTTGGGCAAGCATCCAATTCCAATAAAGTTAAAATTTATGTAAACGGCGTCTTACAATCTGCAACATATTCTGGAACTGGTTCTGCTGTGGATGCCCACAGACTTCTATCTAGTGGAACTGTAAATCGTTTTGGGCAGTCTTTTAATGGTTCAAGTTGGTTTAGCGGTTATATATCTGACCTTTATGTAATTGATGGACAAGTAAAAGAACCTACTGATTTTGCTGCAGAATACAATGGTGTATGGACGCCTATCGCATACTCTGGAACATATGGCACAAACGGATTCCATTTACCCTTTGAACAAGAGACAGTAAGTGGTGGTTCATCAACATACTTTGATGGTTCTGGTGATCGGTTGCGTTTTGATGACGCTTCACTTTATGACATTGGGTCATCTGATGATTTTACTATAGAATGTTTCTTTAAGTCACCAGATGTTGGAGCTGATTATGGTAATATGTGGGGAAGATATGAAACTGCTGGGCCTCACCTTGCTTTTGGTTATGATTTTAGAAACGCAACTAGATTATTTTATTTTTATACTGGAAACGGGCAGTCTGTTGGTTGGGATGTAACACAAAGTTCAATTACAATGTCCTCAGCTAATTGGCATCATGTCGTATTTGATCGTTCTAGTGGAACACTTAGATGTTTCTTAGATGGGGAGAGATTAACATCTGTTGCCTCATATGGTGGTCAAGGTACTGTTGGTTCTATTTCTGGTGGTAATGTTACTAGTCAAAACTCGACTTGGAATCTTAGTAATTTTTATATTGGTGCTTATAACACTACTGGTAAACACTTTGAAGGATACATATCTAATTTTAGAATGGTAATTGGTTCTTCTGTTTATGGTTCAGATAGTAACTTTACTGTTCCTACCAGCCCACTTACAGATATTACAAATACAAAACTTCTTACTTGCACCAACTCAACTGCTGGTGATGATGTAAGTGCAAATGATAATGATGCTGCGGCCGTTGAAGGCAATACAACCACATCATCAATATCTCCATTGGGTAAAAACTTTAGTGATGATCAATCTGGTAATAATAATAACTATGGTGCAACTGCACTTGATGTTAATGATGTTGTGTCCGATTCGCCTACAACCAATTTTGCCACCTTCAACCATAATAACTTTCCAGTTATGACTTTTGCTGAAGGTGCATTGAAAATCACAACAACTACAAATAGCACAACTGTTTGGGGGACTCAATCAATTCCCAATACTGGTAAGTGGTATTTTGAGATGGAAGCAACAAACTATACCGGCGGCGGTGGTGTTTGGGCTGGATTGGGGTATGATACTCATTTGGGTGATAATGAGATTGATCAAGGTGGGATAAGACTTGGTACATATTCCGGCGGGGTTTATATAAACAACACTCAACAGAGTGGTGGGTATGCAAACACAGGAAACGGCGTTGATCAAACTGCTGATGGTGATGTGTATTCCTTTGCAATTGATATGGATAATGAACTATTTTATATCGCTAAAAATGGAACATGGTATAATAGTGCAGACCCCTCTGCTGGAACTGGTGGTTTAGATATTTCTGCAAACATCACTGCAAAGGGAACTAAACTTTATGTTCCAGCACTTGCCCGTGGTGGTTCTTATAACGAAACATACACTTGGAACTTTGGACAAGATTCCACATTTGCTGGTAATAGAACTGCCACTTCAAATGCTGATGCAAATAATGTAGGTGAGTTTGCTTATACTGTTCCAACAAACTTCCTATCGCTATGTGCTAAAAATCTATCAGAAGGAACAATCAGTGTTTCTACAGATGATCGTCCAGAAGATTATATGACTACTGTTCTATATACTGGAAATGGCACAGGTCAAAGTATTACAACTAGTTTCCAGCCAGATTTAGTTTGGATTAAACAAAGAAACGGCACAAACACACATCAGCTTTTAGATGTAGTGCGTGGCAAAATCGGTGGTGCCGCAAGTTTTGCAAGACTTCGCACTGACACTAGTGACGTTCAAGCAACGCCGGGAAGCGATAGCGGAATTTTGTCATTAGACAGTAACGGTTTTACGCTTGGCACTGATGGGGCATATAACGCAAACTCTTCAACTTATGCTGCATGGTCTTGGAAAGCAGGTGGCGCTCCAACTGCAACCAACTCTGCTGGTGCTGGTAATGTTCCAACATCTGGTTCTGTGTTGATTGATGGTTCTGCATCTACTTCTGCACTTGCTGGAACACTTGCCGCTGATAAAATATCTATCAATTCAAAGGCAGGGTTTTCAATTGTGCAATATGGCGGCAACGCCACAGGTGGGGCTACAGTAGCACACGGACTAGGCGATACCCCAGATATTATTATTCTTAAAAATATTTCCAGTGCAGCAAATTGGAGGGTTTATGTTAATGGCGTTTCTCTTTCAAATACACTTTTCTTAAACACAACCGGCACACAAACTGCTGATGCTGATAGAATTAGTGCCGTAGATTCTACAACATTTACTCTATCAACTGGTAACAATGCCGTTAATGGTAGTGGTTCTAACTACATCGCTTACTGTTGGAAGTCGGTGCCTGGTTATAGTAAAATGGGAACTTTTACAGGACAGGGTGATAAAACCTATGTTCATACAGGGTTTAAGCCTGCTTTCTTGATGGTGAAAAGTTTTAATACAGCGGCGCATCATTGGGCAATGTATGACAACAAAAGAAACACATACAATGTGATGGATAAATATTTTTACGCCAATAGTAATGGTGCTGAAAGTGATGCAGACAGAGTTGACTTTGTAAGTAATGGATTTGTGGGGCGTGCAAATAACTATGATATATCTCAAAGTGGTGTCGGCTTCGTATATATGGCATTTGCCGAAGATCCATTCAAGTATGTCGAGGCTAGGTAAAACTGATTAAGTTATGTTATGCAAAATTATGATCACTATCTTGGAAACCCTCTACTAAAGAAATCTAATGTTCCTGTAGAGTGGACAAAAAATCAAATTCTTGAATACCAGAAGTGTATGGAAAATCCCATATACTTCATTAAGAACTACATCAAGATTGTTTCTCTTGATGAAGGACTTGTGCCTTTCAAGATGTACGACTTTCAAGAAGATATTGTAGATACAATCCACGACAATCGTTTTACTATATGTAAGATGCCGAGACAGTCTGGTAAATCCACGACTATGGTATCTTATATTCTTCACTACGTTCTATTCAACCCTAACATGAATGTTGCAATCCTCGCCAACAAGGCAGCGACTGCAAGAGACATTCTTGGCAGACTTCAACTTGCGTATGAGAATCTTCCTAAGTGGTTACAACAAGGGGTGGTGTCTTGGAATAAGGGTTCAGTAGACTTAGAGAATGGTAGTAGGGTTGTTGCATCATCTACATCTTCATCTGCTGTTCGTGGTGGTTCTTACAACATGATATTCTTGGACGAATTTGCATTCGTTCCAAACAATGTGGCAGAGGACTTTTTCAGTTCCGTTTACCCTACAATCTCATCTGGTAAATCTACTAAGGTTATTATTGTATCCACACCTAACGGTATGAATCTTTTCTACAAGTTGTGGGTGGATGCAGAGAACAAAAGAAACTCGTATAATATCATAGATGTTCACTGGAGTCAAGTGCCAGGCAGGGATGAGAAGTGGCGAACAGAAACAATCGCAAACACTTCTGAAGAACAGTTCAGAAGAGAATTTGACTGTGAGTTCTTAGGTTCTGCAAATACACTGATTGCGCCTGCAAAGATTAAGTCAATGGCATTCTTAAATCCAATCACATCTAATGCTGGTTTGGATATGTATGAGAAACCAAACGATGGTGGTACATATGTTCTCGTTGCTGACGTTGCAAGAGGAACGAATAATGACTTCTCTGCATTTGTTGTCTTTGATGTAACTACAGTTCCCTATAAGATTGTTGCGAAATATCGTAACAACGAAATCAAACCACTACTCTTTCCCAATATTATATCAGATGTTGCAAAGGCATATAACCAAGCATACATTCTAGTTGAAGTAAATGATATCGGTGAACAGGTTGCAACTGCACTACAATTTGACTTGGAGTATGAGAACCTTATTATGGCAAGTATGCGTGGTCGTGCAGGTCAAGTCGTTGGTGGTGGCTTCAGCGGTGGAAAAGCACAATTGGGGGTAAGAACAACAAAGGCGGTTAAAAAACTAGGATGTTCTAACCTTAAACAGATTATTGAAACAGATAAACTAATTATCAATGATTACGACTTAATCAATGAGTTCTCTACCTTTATTCTTAAAGGACAATCGTTTGAAGCAGAAGATGGACACACAGATGACCTTGCAATGTGTTGTGTATTGTTTGCTTGGTTGGTAGAACAGACATACTTCAAAGAACTAACTGACGATGATATTCGTGCAAGAATGTTCTTAGAACAACAACATCAACTAGAACAGGACATGGCGCCTTTTGGTTTCTTTGATGATGGGTTAAATGATAATGGATATGGAGAAACTATTATTGATGAGTACGGAACACGGTGGAGTCCAGTAGTTCGCTCCTATGATTCTGATTGGTAGAAATCTTCAAATACCTACATAATATCAATAATATCGTTATCTAACTTTAAGAAACAATTCGCACATACTACTTTGGATTGGTTAATTAAATCTTTAACTTCTGTTCTAGATTCCTCATTCAATCCTTTTCTTTTAGAAAGAGAACGTATTTTCCTCTCGTGAGGATAAAATTGGAGACAAGCAGTTTCAGATTCCCCACAGTGACAACAGATTTTATTCCCAAGATATTCATTAACCCATATCTTGCGAGCCCTGTAGTTACGTTGGGAAACCTTTTTTATGGTATTTTTGTATTTCTGATAGAACTCCGACATAAAACTATTTATGTGCTGCTAAACCTATAAAAAACTCGTGTAGAATAGGTTTTTTATAAATATTGATGTAAGTTTGGAAACTTAGATTATAATGAATCCATAAAGGAGAAACAAAGATGGCATTTCAAGTATCCCCTGGCGTACTCGTTAGAGAGATTGACTTGACCAATGTAGTTCCTGCTGTTGCAACGTCAATTGGAGCGATTGCTTCTGGCTTCCCACAAGGGCCAGTAGAAGAGATCATTCCGATTGCAAACGAACAGGAACTTTTGGCAGTCTTTGGTAAACCAACCTCAACAAACTTTGAGAATTGGTTCACCGCCGCTAACTTTCTTCAATACGGAAACGCTCTTCGTGTAGTTCGTGCAGACACAGCCGCTGTCAACGCTACCGCAGACGGAACTGGATTGAAGATTAAAAATGATAACGATTATGAAGATAATTATGCCGCTGGACAAGGTTCTGTAGGTAACTGGGCAGCAAGATTCCCAGGCACATACGGAAACGCAGTGGGTGTATCAATCTGTTCAAGTGCAACTGCATATGAACAAACTACTACTTCATTGGTAGACGATGCAACTTTGGCAGTTGGAGATACAACTGTTACTGTTGATGATGGCACTGAATTTAGTGTTGGAGATATCGTATACTTCCAAGAAGCAGACGGACAACAGTATGAGGTTACTGCAATTGCAGTTAATGATCTTACTATTCGTCAACTAGACAACCCTAACGGTGGTGGACTAAAGACTGCAATCGCAGATGATACTGCAATTCGCAGACGCTGGAAGTTCTATGACTTCTTTGATGCTGCCCCAGGCACATCAGTCTATGCAACTGGTAAGAACATCACAAATGATGAAATGCACATTGTTGTATTTGATTATACTGGTGGTATCACTGGTTTTGATTCAGATGTTGCTGGACAAAGAGGAAACTCTGTTCTAGAAACATTCCCATTTGTATCACAAGCCGCTTCTGCAAAGACACCACAAG